GGTTGGCTTGTAATGAAGTCAGCATCCGAATCTGAAGTTCAGAGGGTTCTCGACAAATCGCTGACCGAGGAGGACTCCAAAATGGAGAACATGAAAACTACCGAGGCAACTGAAGAGCAGGTTGAAAAAACCGTTGAGGAAGAACTTGCGGCGGCACAAGCCCGTATCGCAGAACTCGAAGCCAAACTCGCCGAAAAGGAACTAAAGCCTGAAAATGGCGAAGAACCTAAAATCGAAGTTGAAATGGCGATGGGTCAAGATGAATCAACAGAACCTAAGAAAGAGGAAGAGGAATATCTAAAGTCCGCTCCTACTTCAGTTGTTAAAATGATTACAGACTTAAAAAAGCAAGCAGACGCGGCTACCGCTGAACTTCGCAAAGAGCGTATTGCCCGTGCTGATGCACAGGCAGTCGAAAAGGCAAAGGGTTGGGCTAACCTCAACATCAATGCTGAAAAAGTTGGACCAGCGCTTCGTCGCTTGTCTGAGACAGATTCAGAACTAGCAAAGAGCGTTGAAGAGATTCTTTCTTCTGTTAATGCTCAGGCTGAATCAGCATCTATTTTTGCAGAAATCGGCAAATCTGCGGACTTCAAATCAGGCAATGCTTATGAGCGTATGACTACGCTTGCTAAGTCTGCTGTTGAAGAGGGTGTAGCAAAGTCATTCGCACAGGCGATGGCTGATGTTGCGTCAAAAAACCCTGACCTTTACAGCCAATACCTATCCGAGAAAGGTGCCTAAAACATGGCATACGAAATCTCCAATTACTCGGTAAAGGTCACCCTCGTTGCAGGTGCCGACCTTTCCGCTAAGCAGTACAACTTCGTCAAGTTGAATTCATCAGGTGAGGCAGTCGCTATCGCGGCAATCACAGATGTACCAGTTGGCGTTTTACAAAATGCTCCAACTTCAGGACAAGAAGCAGAAGTTCTTGTTTCAGGTGGAACTAAATTAGTAGCAGGGGAAGCAATTACACTTCCTGCGTTCTTGAGCGTTACCTCAGCAGGTAAGGCAGACAAGATTGCTACAACCGACACCACTCAATTCGTTGTAGGTCAGGCACTTACAGCGGCAGGAGCCGATGCTGAAGTCATCACCGCCGTTGTTAATTGCTCAAACCCAACAAGAGCGAACTAGGGGGCTAACTAAAAATGCCACAGCCAAATATCAATTCCGTCCATGTGGACGCAATTCTTACAAATATCTCGGTTGCTTATTTACAGAACCAAGATAACTTTATCGCAGACAAGGTATTCCCAGTAATCCCTGTCGATAAGAAGAGCGATAAATACTTTACTTACACCAAGAACGATTGGTTCCGCGATGAGGCTCAACGCCGTGCGCCTGGAACTGAATCTGCTGGTGGCGGTTACAATCTTTCAACAGGAACATATTCAGCAGATGTGTGGGCTTTCCACAAGGATGTTGATGACCAAACTGTTGCTAACGCAGACGCTCCTCTAAACCCTCTTCGTGAGGCAACAGAGTTCGTTACTCGCCGTTTAATGCTTCGTCGTGAACTACAATGGGTATCCGATTTCTTTGGAACTGGCGTATGGGCTGACGATGTTGCTGGCGTTGCTGGTTCACCATCTTCAGGACAGACAAAGCAATGGTCTGACTACACATCATCTGACCCAATCTCAGACATTGAGGCTGGAAAGGCTGAAATCTTGGGCAACACAGGAATGGAAGCGAACACTTTGGTTCTTGGATACGATGTATTCAAGTCACTAAAGAATCACCCTGACCTTGTAGACCGCATCAAGTACACATCATCACAGACAATCACAACCGATATGTTGGCCGCAATGTTCGACATTCCTCGCGTTATGGTTGCAAAGGCAGTCAAGGCAACAAATGTTGAAGGTGCGGCAGAAGCCTACGGCTTCGCTCATGGTAAGAAGGCTCTTCTTTGCCATGTTGCTCCTCAGCCTGGGCTATTGACCCCTTCTGCTGGATACACATTCGCATGGACTGGTGTATCAGGTGGACTTGGCGCAACAATCGGAACATCACAGTTCCGTATGGAATCCATCAAGTCAGACCGCGTTGAAGCAGAAATGGCTTTCGATAATAAAGTTATTTCTTCTGACCTCGGCTACTTCTGGAACACAATCGTCGCTTAATTAGTTAAAAGAAGGGGGTGGGACTTTTGACGGTCTCACTCCCTTCCTTTATTTAGGAGAAAAAAATGGCATTAGTAAACAGACTTACAAAGGGTGAAGCGGCAGTTGGCGCTCTACAAATCGGCGACAACGACATGGTTTACGGTATCGAATTCGGTACAGTAGAAATCGACCCCGCTAACCTCAACGCAACAACCCGTGGTGCAACAACATTCACATTAACTGGTGCGGCTACAACTGACATCATTATTGTGAATCCACCATCAGACTTGAATGATGATTTAATTTTTGCTGGAGCGGCTGTTACAGCGGCAGATACAGTAACTATTTATCTCTACAATCCAACCGCAGGTGCAATTAACCAAGCGGCGGCAACATTCTCATATTGCTGGATTGACACAACTGAGTAATATGAAAGCACAAATTCTTAAATCAATGATTGTTGATGGTCGCAAACTTGTGGCTGGAGACATCGTAGAAGTCAAAGGTTGGCGTCACGCTAAGTCTTTGGCTAATAATCGCTACATCAAATTGATTGAAGAAGATGTAGTTGAAGAAGTAGCAGAGGCTTCAAAGCCAAAGGCTACAAAGAAAACAAAAGAAGTCGCTGAATAGCACGAAGGGCGATTCGGTAAAATGGGTCGCCCTTCTCTTTCTTAGGAGTTTATATGGCTATATCACACCAAAGAGTTTCAGTAGGAACTACTGCTACTAAACTAACTTCAGACTATGATGGTAAAGATGGACAAACCATCAATGTTCAAAATCCTGCTGGTGGAGCAGATGTTTACTTAGGTGGCGAAGGAGTAACTACAACAAGTTACGGCTACCTACTAAAAGCAGAAACAAATTTTTCTGTTGAGTTGCAAGATGATGAAAAACTTTACGCTGTGGTTGCATCAAGCACACAGACTGTAAATATCCTTCGTCAAGGCACCTGATAAATGGCTTTACCGACAACATTATCAACCTGTACGGTTGTTGGGACTTATGTAGATTTGAGCGGTAACCCTGTTCGTGGCTCAATCAATATCACCCCACAAACGATTCTAAAAGAAGTTACACAGAATTTTATTATTATGCCTGTTGTAATCCAAAAAACTTTTGATGCCACGGGTTCTTTTAGTGTCGTCCTTCCTGTAACTAGCGATACAGATGTAACACCTCAACCTTTTATTTATACTTTTGAAGAGAACTTTACGGGCGGACGCACGATTGAATTGGCTTTACCGCTATCGGTAGCAGGTACCACTCAAAATCTTGCAGACCTTCTTCCAGCCCTAGGTTCGGCTGAAGCCGCCGCTTATGTATCAGTAGACTCTTATCAGGCTCTTTTAACCCGTTACAACGGCGCTGAGGTTATTCGTGTTCTAGTTGTAGACGCAGACGAGAAAGCCGATGATGCAGGAACTTACGCTACCGACGCTTCTAAAGCGGCGAGCGCTTTAGAAAATTACAACACTAACCAGTTGATGATGATGGGGGTCTAAAATGGCTGAGCCGTATGTACCCATTGCCCGATACAACACAGCGAATACTCTATTAACAGATTTAGAAGTTGCAACAACCGAGGCTTCAACTAATACTACTTTATTATCAACCGCGGTTAGTAGTGCTTTAACATCTAAACAGACGGCAGAAAATGTCCTTGGTTCAGGATTTGATTTATTCTTTTTGGTTGGTGCGTAATGGCACTTGCCGCATCAATAACCACGGTAACTATTACAGGTAATTATGTAAATTTTGAAGGTGCGGCGATTGCTGGACAGGTTCGATTTACCCTTGGTGATGTTCTTCGTAATGGTACAGATGACCAAATGGTTGCTCCCTCAAGCATCGTAGTTCCTTTAAGCGCTGGTGCCTTTTCGGTCATTCTACCCGCTACAAACGACCCTGATGTCATACCCAACCCTTTTGTCTATACCGTCGAAGAATCCTTTGCTGGAGGGCGTACATACACGATTTCGGTGCCTTATACGACTGCTGGCTCACTAGATTTAGCCGACCTTAGCCCTACCCCTACCCTTAGTGAGAACTTCGTACAGGCTATTGATGAAACAACTTTTGCAACCCTTGAAACCAATATTGCTACTTTAGATACTTTAATCAATCAGACAACAGATAAGATTCTTGCTTCAGGAAAGTATTGGTACATCCCTAGTACATACGCTACATATACGGCGTTAGATACTGCGTTTGCAACTTATACTGCTTTGACCGCCGCAACTTACAGCCTAGACGGAGCAGATATTTCTCCTTTCGTCACCTTGGCTCAAGCCTCAGCGTCAAGTGCTTCAGCAAGTGCGACAACAGCCACAAATAACGCGACTGGTACAATCAGTCCATTACTTCTAATCGGAGGATAACCGTATGGCAACAACTTACAAGGTATTGGGTCAATCCAATCCCTCAGCCACGACTGCTACAACTCTGTATACCTGCCCTGCCTCAACACAAACGGTTATCTCAACCATCACAATTTGTAATCAAGCGGCATCTTCAGGAACATACAGAATTGCTGTTCGTCCAAATGGAGCGACAATCGCTCCTGAACACTATGTAGTTTATGACGCTAGTATCCAAGCCAACACAACAGCGGCTTATACTTTAGGTGTAACTATCGATGCTTCAGATGTAGTCACTATTTACGCATCATCATCAACCATGTCATTCAACGCGTTCGGAAGCGAGATAGCATAATATGGCAATTACCACTAATGGTGGCGCTGGAGTCACCGCAGATGCAGTAGCGACGCTTACCAATAAGACTTTAGCCGCGCCTGTTATTACTGGTGGAGTTGGCATTACTGGAACAACCACTATCGCAGGTGATTTGACCGTTACTGGAACAACCACAAATATCAACACAACTAACCTTGTAGTTGAAGATAAGAACATTGTTCTTGCGGATGTGACAACTCCGACTGATGTAACAGCCGATGGTGGAGGTATTACGCTTAAGGGCGCAACAGATAAAAGTCTTAACTGGGTAGATGCCACAGATGCGTGGACTTCTTCAGAAAATTTTAACCTACTAACTGGCAAAACTTATGAGATTGCTGGAACAGTAGTATTGTCCTCAACACAGGTTCTTGGTAAGTCAGTTCCAAGCGGAACAATCGTTGGAACAGATGATTCGCAAACTCTTACAAACAAGACTTTAACAAGTCCAGTAATTTCAACTATTTCAAATACTGGAACTTTAACACTTCCTACCGCAACAGGAACCCTTGCCCTTACAACAGATATTCCATCGGGTGTTGTTACTGAAACTGGTACACAAACCCTTACAAATAAAACTCTTACTGCTCCAATAATTACTGGCGCTATATTCAATGATGGCTCAGTAGTTTTTGAAGGAACAACAGCAAACGATTTTGAAACAACATTAGCAATCACAGACCCAACTGCTGACCGAACAATCACATTCCCTGATTCAACAGGTACAGTTGCTCTAACTTCAGGGGTAATTAACAATACTCTTACAACAACAACAGGCGATATTATTTACGCATCGGGAGCAAACACCCCTGCTAGACTTGCTATTGGAACAGCAGGACAAACGCTCGTAGTTGGTGCTGGAGGTATCCCTGAATGGGGTGCGGCGGCATCAGGCGGAGTATCAGCCAACGACCAAGCCTTTGCTTTCGCCGTCCAAGTGTTCGCCTAAAAAGGAGAAATAAAAAATGCCAACAACAGTATCAAGAATCCCACTCTCAGGTTCAACGCATGGTCGTGGAATTAAGATTGCGGCAACATCATCGACTGGAACCACAATCCATACAGCAACATCTTCTACGACAGACTGCGATGTTATTACGCTATATGCCTACAACTCATCAGCATCATCAGTAAACTTAACTATTCAATGGGGCGGAACATCTACTCCTGATGATGACATTAAGTTGGCTATTCCAGCGCAGACAGGATTAACCCTTGTTGCCCCTGATTTAGTTTTGCGTAACTCTTTAGTTCTAGCGGCATACGCTGGAACAACAAATGTTGTAACAATTCACGGATTTGTAAACCGCGTAGCGACTACATAAGGGGTTTTCGTGTCATTACAATCTCGATTGAATGGTTCGAACCCATCGGCTCAGGTTTCTACTTTCGCTTCAGGAGACATCTCTTCTCCCTCGGCTAAAAGCCTTTTCAAGCCAAAGCCAGTTGCAAGTGGTGGAACTGAAGTTACAAGTGGTGGGTTTAAGTATCATACTTTCCTATCGTCAGGAACCTTAACTGTATCTACTGCGGGATATTGTGAAATAATAATTATTGGCGGCGGTGGCGGTGGCTCGGGCGGTTTTAATATTGGTTATGCTCATTTTGCCGCTGGTGGTGGCGGAGCGGGTGGATTGATGTATCATCCTTCATATCTAATTACATCAAATATAACTATTACCGTAGGCGCTGGCGGCACTCGCGGCCAAGGTGGTAGTGGAAATGATGGAAACACATCATCTTTTGGGACTCTAACCGCTATTAGCGGTGGCGCTGGTAGTTATGGTAGTGGTGGTGCTACTGGTGGCTCAGGTGGTGGCTCAGGTCCATACGCAGACCAAAGTGGTAGTGGAAGATTTTATCAAGGAGGAAGCAAAAGTTTAGGTATTCGTGAAGGTGGAACTCATTACGGAAATAAAGGCGGAGACGCATGGACTACTCTTCAAAATCAACCACTTTTAGGCGGCGGTGGCGGTGGCGGAGCGGGTTCTGCTGGAGAAGATAAGAAATATTTTGTTGGAAGTTATCAAGTTGGTGGCAACGGCGGTGGCGGCACTAATCTTTTTAGCACTTGGGCAAGTGCAACATCAACTGGTGGAAGCGGTTATTACGCTGGCGGTGGTGGAGGTGGCGGAGCGAATTCTGCTGGTGGAGGAACTGGCGGTAACACCGTAGGTGGAAACGGCGGTAACACAGGACAGAATGGAAGTGCTGGTTCTACAAATACGGGTAGCGGTGGTGGCGGTTCAGGCTCCAATAGTGCTAACGGAGGCAACGGCGGTTCAGGTTTAGTAATTGTGAGGTATCCTGTCTAATGGCGCATTTTGCAAAAATTGATGAAAATAATATTGTTGTTTCTGTTTTAGTTGTTTCTGATGAGCAAGAAAACAGAGGACAAGAATTTTTAGCCTCTGATTTAGGTTTAGGTGGAACATGGATTCAAACATCCTATAACACAAGTTGTGGCGTTCACTTAAACGGAGGAATTCCATTACGGAAAAACTTTGCAGGAATTGGCTATTTTTATGATGAAGTTCAAGATGCCTTCATACCTCCAAAACCAAAAGATTTTCCAAGTTTTGTTTTAGATGAAGAAACCTGCACATGGGTTTATCCAGTTGAAAAACCAGCCGATAATGATATTTGGTATTGGGATGAGCAAAATATTTCTTGGACACAAACACCAGTAGTTTCTAATTTTTCAGCGTTACAACCACCAAGGGAGATGTCTCTATGAACCATCTATCTTTACAGAAAATTATGCTTCCTGGGGTTGCTGTTTCTAGCATGACAACTCAAGATATAAATACCATTGGCGCTCGACAAACTGCGGCATCAACAGGTTATTGGATGGCTCGTATCAGTCAAGATTCCTCTACAAACTTTAGAGGGATTTCCTCACGCGCTGGGGCTACTTATGTAAACCATGATATTCAGGATGAAGGTGGAATAAAAAATTTTGCGATTAGTAAGTTTAATTCTGCAAATGGAACATATCAATGGACTGTAAAAATTCCCGTCGAAGGAAATCAGACTAATGGTGTAACTTGTGGAAGTGTAAAAACTGACGCGAACGGAAACTGTTATGCAGTATTTAACCGTAATGATGGAACAAACTCGGGTCAATATTATCTTTTCAAGATTTCTCCAAATGGAGTTTTGATATGGGATAGGGAAGTGGGAAACACTACTTACAATCAATATGTTTCAAATTTGTCAATAGATGGAAGCGATAACATTTTTCTTGCTGGTCGTTCATCAACTGCAAGTGGCACAAAGGGTTTTGTTGCAAAATTTAATACAGATGGAACTTTACAATGGCAAAAATATCACGATATTGGCGA